AATAGTTTGTGCTTTCCATTCAGCGTCTCTTCCAGGAACTTCACTCCAATGAACTTCAGTTGGGATATATTCATTCTTACTACGTTCTGCATCATGCCATGTACGGTAGAAATGATTCATACCATGTGGTGTTGAAACTATGATTACTTTCGTTTGTTTACCAGAAGTAATAGTAGGATAAACAGATGCAAAGAACGAGTCAGCAACGTGATTTGGGACGAACGCGAACTCATCGAGAAAGAGGATGTTGAACGACATACCTCGGACAGCACTTGCAGACGTAGAAGCTGCCAATATCTTACTGCCATTTTCTAACTCCAATGATCCCTTATTCCAAGATATAATACCCTGTTGCATCCATCTTGGCAAATTTTCATAAGCAGTTTGTAACCTACTTAAAAGTTCTCTTGCAGTTGCTGCTTTGTTTGCCAGGATACCTATATTGATACTATCATTAAAAACTGCATAATGTAAAAGATAAGCAACAACAGTAGTAGATTTACCAGTCTGTCGCGGCATCTTACATATATTAAATCTATTATTATGAAAATTATTGATTAAACCTTCTTGAAAATGATATGGACTAAACTGCGTTAATCCTTCATCCAAAGAAACAATTTTTATATAATTTTTAGCAAAATAAACAGGGTCTTGCTTACACTTCAAGAATTCAACAATCTGATCCTCAGTGAATTCAATAGGAGTATTTGCTTTTTTTAAATTTGGATTACCAAGATAAACACTATCAGTCATAATTTAATTACTTATCAGAAGCGTTATCTAGAAATCCTTTTTTTAACATTTTTGATAAATCCGTTGTAGAACCAACAAAAACTGCATTATTAGTAACGTTATTAGTTGTTTTATGATTTTCTTCATCAACCTCTTTGACTTTCTTTTGAAGATCCATTAACTTATCCGTTGTATCAGCAACTGATTTTATAATTTGTCCAGCGACTTCATATGCTCTTGGGCTTGCACTTTCTCCTGCAAGTTCCATTATACCATTGAGAGTCTCTTGTCCCTTTTCAATTAATGAATAAAGATTAGCACGAGTATAATCATAATCTTTTTGAATTTCACCAGACTTTTCTGATGCAATTTCTATTTTAGCACTTTTCTTCTCAATCTCAACAATATCACTATCAACATTAAGTGCCTTATCAATACTAGCATAATTATTTTTCATAATTAAATATCAGTTTGTCTGGTTGGACTATAATCTTTACCATCACCAAAATCTGTCCAAGATTCAGTGAAACCAAAGTCATCAGCAGGTCCAGCAGTAATTGGATCGGGAACAACTGTATATCTAACTTCGCGTTTAGCAGTTGTAGTATCTGAATCTGAATGCTGATCAACGATAACTTTCTTGATCAATCCATCAGTTGTTGCCGCAACTGGTCCGAACAAATATGTTTTTGCTGTAAAGTTTAGTGTATATATTAATGCTCTTCTTACTTCAAAACTTCCTTCATAATCATCCTGAAATGATATATTATCCAATACAACAGGTATATCCCTTTTCTCTCCAATAGCTGATACCAAATCCACTGTTAATGTGAATGATGGTTGAAAATATGGCATTATCTGTTCAATAATTTGTAGTGCATCATCATTCAATTTACTAAAAATACTTAATTCAAATCCAATATTATAAGGAACAGGCATGTAAACCTTCTTCATTTTAGTACCATCAGCCGCTTTAAACGTTTGAGTGACTCCTGTTTTTCTTGAAGGATCATATTGAATAGAATTCATTTCAAATGACATTCTTGGCAATGTGATAGCAACTGCCTTTGTTAAATTTGCTTGTTCTTGAATCTTTGCCAAATACTTCTGCTGTGGTCCATAAGAAAGACCTACCTTAATATCATCAAGAATCGTTCCATCAGACTTCTTATGTTTAATATTAATATTATTAAACAGAGTACCAAAAGATATAATAGTCTTTCTTATAATTTCGTGATAAAAATATGTTCCTAACATTAATAGTCTCCGAATGGATTACCTTCACTAAAATCTAATATGTCATCTGCTTCTGTTTCAATATCTTCATTTGAATCAAATGCCTGATCAAAACTATCAAGATCATGATTCTTAACAATATATGTAGCTGTTGATATTGCACCAACAATAATTTCCCCATCATAAAACTCACCTGTATTTAGAGATACCTGTAAAGTTGTTGGTGGATCGATTTTACTCGTATCCGTATCCTTCCTGAAGTTCCTAACTACAGCAGTAACCCCAGATGTCTGTCCAGTAACATTTTCATTATAATAGAATGTTCCGAGACCAGACTGCGGAGTATTAAATACAATTGTTGGTGCAACAGTATAACCAATACCAGAATTTAATATTCTTACAGTATTGATTCCAGCACCTACATCAGCATCCAGTACTGGATTTATTGCTGCAGTAATTCCAGATGGAGGAGCAGTAATTGTGGAAAGTGGTGTAGAAGAGTATCCAGTAGAACCAGCAGCTACAACAACTTCAAATACACCATAATTATTACCAGTTAATATGGAACAAGTAGCAGCAGCTCCACTACCACCACCACCACTAATTGATATTGTTGGAGCAATTGTATATCCATAACCAGCACTCGTCATTTCTATCCTATAGATAGAAGTAACATTAGCCATTGCAGTAGTAATAGCAACCGCCTGAGCTGTTCCTCCCCCTACTGGTGCGTCTGAAAATTCAATTGTAGGAGTTGATGTAAATCCAGATCCATCATTATTCAAAAATATTTCATTAACACAACCAGACTCTATACCAACAGTTGCAGTAGCAGTTATTCCAAGACCAACCAAATTGACAGTTGTTATATACCCCTCCTCTGCAACAGTCTCATCAACTTCTGCGATACTAGTATCAATAAGTTCATTCTCATATTCAAATAATTCACAACTTAAATCATAAGTATAAAGTCTTCCTAATTGATAAAATGGTTTTTCTGCTTCTACTCTTTTAATCTCAAATAATCTTTCACCGAGAGGAAAATAAATCAAATCTCCTTCTTTTGGTCTACTAATTAAATCACCAAAGTCATATCCTGTAATTTGACCCTCTCTAATACCCGAAGAAATACCCTCCAAAAATGGAGAAATGAAATCTTCAAATCTTTCTCTAGAAACAGTAAGATTTACTTCATTTTGCAATTTCAATCCAAATTTAGTCATTACATCATAATCAGGAGCATATCCATCATAATTATTAATATACATTTCTAGTAAAAAACTATCATCGAATTTTGATGATTGAATTTCCTTTATGATATTATCAGTCTTAAATATTTTTCTGGGTAGATAATACACCTCTACACCATAAATCTTTATCTGTTCATTAATTAAATCTTGAACAAGAAATTGTTCTCTAGGTGATCCTTGTAGAAAGTATGAATTTAATGTCATAATTATCCAATACAATCATATGGTGGTAATTCATATTCCAGAGTCATTCTTTGTTTAATATCTTCCAATTCTCTTTCTGCATCCTCATATAATTCTCTTCCATTAAGTTCTATCCCACCAGGAAGTTTAGTTCCTCTAAATTTAAGTAAATTTTGCCCCCACTGTTTCTTTATAAGAGCAGTTACATATTTTTTAAGGAAACTATCATTATAAACACCCGTAAATGTATTCGGATCTAAAATCCTATAACAATCAATAACCAAATACGTGTCTTTAGTTTCTGCACCCCAATCCATATCAAGATATAACCTACCTTGCCTTTTATTAAATCTAATTTGTTTATCTGTTGTTAATAAAAAATCAATATCTTCCAAATAAGTTTTAACCATAGAATATTGAAGTAAATCAATAGAATTGAATTGATACAAATCATTCAAAAATAATTGATATTTTATACTAAACATTCCACTAGATATTGTACTACTATCAAACTTAAAGATTTTCTCTATTCCAATTACAGAATCGGGAATTTGTATGAAATTAGATGTTTCATAAAAATAATTTGTCATGGTAGACATACCACTTACAGTAGTTGAAATACCAGATGTTGTTACAATTCCTAATGTATTTGTACTATCGGCAATATTTGTTGCCTTTCCCCTATTAATATCATCTTCGGTCAATTTATATTTCAAATACATTCTCTCAACACCATCAAAATGACGCTCTTGAAAATACTGAAGCGAATCATCGATCAAATCTTCTATCTGATCATCATCAACATTAACTTCTACTACAGGATATCCTAATCTTCTTAAAGAATAATCAAGTAACTCCTGTCTACTTGCTGGTTTTGCCATTAGTAAGATCCTCCATCAATTAATCCTGCGGTTAAAGTGCCAGCAACAGTTGCATCTCCACCAAATGTAGAAACACCAGCAGTTATATAAATTCCACCTTGAACAGCCCTAAATCCTTGCCTTGCAGTAACAATACCAAGTGAATCAATATTAACAACATCTTCAGACGTAATAGTTCCTGCGCAAGATATATTACCAGTAACATAAAGATCACTAAGAAATGATCCTACACCAACAAAAGTAGAAATTCCAGTTATATTCAGATTTCTAGCATTTAACTCATCAATTGTTATGTCATCAGAAACATATAAATCACCACCAATATATAAATCAGAAGAAGTTGTTACGATTCCAGCAAAAGTAGAAACACCAGTTACATTTAATTGATCTAAATTAGATCCACCTACTACATCAAGTCGATTATTAACATCTACAAGAGCAGAGAATGTAGCGACACCAGCAACATTTAAATCATCTACTTGTGTATCACCATCTACATCTAATGTTCCATTAGCATCTATAGCACCAGTAAATGTTGAAACACCAGCAATAAGTGTATTACCAGCAACATTTAAATTATCTCCTATTCCAACACCACCAATAACAACTAATGCTCCATTATCTGTTCCACTAGATATTGTAGTATTAGAAAATGTAGTTATCCCACTAATAACCAACGATGACGCATCAAGCGCATCCGTCATATAGAATGTTTCATCTGTATAATTCCATACCAAAAGCATTCCATCTTCAGTACTTCTTGTAGAATCTACATCCTGAAGATTGACTAATCTTGTTGGTGGTGCGGAAGCATTGGATAATACACGAATTACATTTTGAGATCCAATCCTATCGTTAATCGTTGGCATTACCTAGTTACTCCGGCTCTTACTAATGCTGTTCCTTCAACGGCTTTATATTCTTTTCCAGCATTTATTATTTTCACATCATATACATATCTTCCAGGTTTTAATGCTACAGTTTTTGCTGCTGTCATGGATATTGAAATAAGTCCATTGTCAGCATCTGCAACTGTAGCTCCGAAAGAAACCGCAGTAGAACTTGTATAAGTTTTCCGTATCATTGCTGTTGCTGCAGCACCAACTAAGTTTAACGGAGCATTGGTTCTGGTATCCTCTAATTGAAAAGAGGTATCAAAATCAAAACCCTGCTCAAGTGTGATGTTGGATACAAATACTGCCATTAGTCAGAAATGAAGATTATTATCTTTAGATATTTATATTATGAGAATTCATCATTAAATTCTTCAGAAGTGATTTAATCTCATTAATATCATTTTTCATATTAGAAATTTCTTTCTTTTGAGATTCTCTATGATATATTGAATTCACATACTGATTATATGCCATAGCATCAGTATTAACTATGGCACCACTTCGTTCATCACGATATAAATTTCGATGCCCTTCAACTTGAATCATCGTACTGCTATAGTCCTCAATTCTTTAATGCGTGGAGGAAGTGCTTGATTAGTACCAGACATTACAATCTTAATTGTATATCCAGTAAACAAATCAAGATTATCTGCAGTAAATTCATACTCCAAATACTGATTCTGCACACTAGATTGAACAAAATTATCAGGCAATCCACTATTTTTAGATTCATCAGTAACAATAAAACCACTCTCATCAGTATATTTTAAATTATTATATCCAGGGAATAATGTAAATGTCTGATCAACTTCACTAGAATCTGCTTTTATTAGATTATAAAGCACTCTAAAGTCTGCAGAAGAATCCCTATAAGCAGAACATAATACCTTAAGTTGTGAGGCTGGATTTGCTAAATTTATAGTATTTGATACATATACCGCAGCATGTGGATCATTAAAGATTGAATTAACTCTACTATCTGTTGCATAATCTGTAATCGGTTTATCCAAACGATTACTTACAAATTCTGTGAATGCTGTATTAAGATTTATTATTGGTGAAAGATTAACATCAGAAGAACTTAGAGTTATTCCTGTAGTAAAAGATTTATTTCTTGGTAAACTAGACAAATACTCATTTTCATTCACATTAGAACATACAATTCTTGTTGACTTCAGATTATTCAATACATTTAAACCAATTGGTTCAAATCCAAGATCATTGAATGAAGATTCTGTACCATCAATACTAGTTCCACTAATAGTTCTAATTGTTGCCGTGGCAGATGTATTAGATCCTGGAGTAATAATATCATATGTAGGAACTAATGAACTATAAGAAATATTTTCCGATGCTCTAGCATTAGAACCCCCCAAAGAAGACTCATTTGTAAATGAAAGTTGTGGCATTCCAGTAGGAGATCCATCAACACTCCTATCAAGTCCATAATCGGTATCAGATCTGTCTATTTCAATATAATAACCATCAGATGTAATTGTTTCTTTAATATCATGTGCCGCAATTCTGTTTATTCTCCTCAAAGAAATTCCATTAAGTTCATACTTATAAACTAAATTGGTAACATCATGCGTCTGTACAACCGTCGCATCAATTCCTCTACCATCAGTATCAATCGAAAGAGTTCCACCACTTACACCATCATATTTGATAATTTCATCATTAATTTTTACATATCCTGGATTTGTTGCACTTACATCCACTCCTTCAAAAGTCCCAAAATTAACAGTACTTGCAACACTAACTGAAGTAACTTCTTGTGAATTTAATGATGTAGCTAAAGTCGTTGGTACAACAGATGATTCAATATCACTCAGTACTACTTTATTAGTACTAGAGTACATATTGTGATTGAAATGATCTACCTTCATATAATTTCCAGATCGTACTCCACCATCCACAGTAGCAGTTCTTATTGTAGTAGATGCTAATGAAACTAGGCTTCCAGCATCATTATGATAGGTTAATCCCAATCCAACAGCAAATGCTTTACCACTACTACTACCACCTATTTCACCTTGAATTCCGGAAAGATATAGTGTATCCACATTACCTGATGTTGCTGAAATGGTAATTCTTGCTTCTCTACCCTGTCCTCCAGCAGAACCTACAGTAGATGTTACAATACCAACAACATCTCCAGCTTTATATCCATGACCACCTTGATGATCAATATTTGCGAATGTTGCTACACCAATTACTCCACTAGTAGCAGTAATATTCAATGTTAATCCAGATCCATTACCAGTAATAGCATAAGTTTCTACACTAGTATCTGACACATAATTACTTCCACCATTTGTAATCTCACCACAATCAAATACAGAAGATCCTTGTCCAACAATAACAGCAGATCCATTATGACCAGCAGAACCAGATAACTTTCTACCAATTCCTAATGTAGTGATTGCACTTTCAGTAGAAGCAATAGTACTAATGCCAAGAGTAGCAGTCTTTGGTAATGTTCTTATAGGATTACTAGGTAATCTAGGAACATAACCATTACTTCTACTTAAGGTTGGATTGTAGAAGAATGCAGTTCCTGTTGTTGCACTAAATTGTGCCTTATAAAGCTTAAATTTAAGATCTTCTAATTGAGTTGGTTCCCAAATAGATCCATTTTGAGACTTAAATAGACTACCAAGTGCAAATTGTTGAGTATATCTAACACTCTCAACATCTGGAAGCGTTCTAGTACCTACAGTTTTTTCACCCATTATTGCAGTCCATAACTCATAGGCATCACTATTTGCTGAAATAACTACAATTGCATATTCTTTGTTAGGTGCCAACCAAATTGGTTCTGGGAATTTAACATTAGTTGCAACACTTCCATCTGTTGATGTCTGTATTGATGCTACAATATTACCATTAGCATCAACAGTTGTTGGTCTCAAAGTAACGGTTTTTCCTAAAGTAGTCATAGTAGGAGTTCCGAATTCAACTGTTCTTACCTGAACTCTTAATGGTGCATTAGCAGCATCTACTTTAGCAAAAAACAGGTCAACGGAAGTTAAAAATACCCCATTAACATCTTCACTCAAATCAATATCTGATGGTGCTTCAACATTTCCCCCAACTATAAATGTTTGTGCTAATGGATCAAAATAATTTGTCGTTTCTATATGAGTATCAGTTACTCCAATATCAATAGAAGCTGATGCATTTGTTGTTAAATTAGTTGTGGTTGAGGTTGTTAAAATATTTGTAGTTGTTGTTACTTCATTTTCCCAACGATTGACAGTTCCTTTAGAACTATAATTAGCAATCGCAAAAGAAACAGAATTACTTCCTGGCAATCCAGTTTCATTTGTAGCACTTGAAGTTATCTTAAAAGTTTTTGTTCCTGTCTGCAATCTTACTGAAGGAATAGGATTAAATCCAAATGGATCTCTTATAAAGAATGTGCCAGTTACATCTCCATAATTATCCGAAATTAATCTCAAATCTTTAACCCAAGCAATTGCACCACTTTCTTGTCCAACTAATTTCATTCCTTTAATAATATAACCAGAATACAATCCTTGTGCTTCACTTGATAATGAAACTGTATCAACATTTAAAATTTTGGAATCTTGACTATAATTATCTGGTATAGATTCACCCCTAACATATGGATTTACATTATAGATTGATGATGGATTGTTATAAGAACCATATTTGTGATTTGAATTGGCAACCCTAAAGGATATAAGTCTTCTATGAGAGGACGCAGAAGGGTCATATCCACGTACTTCTTCTCCAGGTATAAATGTACCATTCTGGGTACCATAAGTATCTAACGATGTATTATTTGCTATCTCAATCAATTTGGGAACAAAATCTATGCCACTTTGCCCATCAATAAATTGATAAAATCTAGTATATGGTTTTAAATTACTTACATTAAATTCAGTATTTCTAGACCTCATAAAGGTCTCATTTGCTGCTGATACTAATTGATTTCTAGTATTAACATCATCAAATCGCATTGTATCAACATTAGTAGCAGTTGAAACATCACTATCAACTACATTTCTTACATTATGTGTAGTATTGGTTGTAATAACCTGAGTAGAATCTCCTCCTCCAATAATATTTCTAGTATTGCGAGTAGTTTGACCTTGAAGTTCTATATAACCTAAATTTAAATTCAATGAACTTGTAAGATTTTGTGTAAGAGTTCTAGTACTATTATTTGTAACGTTAATAGTTTTATCTGGAAGTTGAATAGTTCTAACCCATGTATCTACTGTTGGGCGTAATTGAACAGTTCCACTATAAACAACAACATTAAAGGGGTTTACATTCTCTGTAGTGGTTGCAAATGGTTGTTCAATCCAATCAATCTGATCATACTTTAAAGTTACAGAAGATCCAGTTTTTTGAACATTAGGATCTAATAAATCAAAATTCTCATCGGGATTATAATTTGAATCAGTTACAGATGATGCTGGTGCAAGATATGATTTAAGAGAATTTCTACTAACAATAGGTATCATTTCCTCTGCAATTGGATTAATTTCAACCGAAGATAATTGTCTATTAATCAAAGAATAATTTTTAAAATCGTCAACAAAAAATCCACTCTTAAATCTATTTCTTCCATCAGCATCCTGAATCTGAAGTGTTTGAGTACTAATTTCAAGTAATGATAATGAAGTTACAGACTCTAATTTTTCAACTCTATCATCAATATTACCAATATCTCTCATTGTATATCTTCTATTATCAACTAAGGATATAGTTGCATTTTGTGGATTATAAAGATATGGTGGAAGATTAATTGTTGCTAATTCCATCAAAGCATCATTTCTCTTAGGTGCCTTAGGGAATTTTGATGAAATGCCTTTTTCAATAATAAACTTTTGATTTTTACCCAAATATACTTTATCAATTCTTGGTAAATAATAATCATATCCTATAATAGATCCTTCATTTGGAGCCATAAGTAATTTTGGTGTATCATCAAGACTTCTAGAACTAAAATCAAATGGAGATCCAGTAGCAGCTGCTGGATTAAATACAGATACTCTAGGTCTAAAATCAAGTGTATCTGATGCTCTTATATTAAATCGTCCAATATTTGGAATATCCTCTGCAAATCTTTCTTTATCATAACTTAAAACAGTAAATACATCACCATCATCAGTACCAGGTACTGAATAATAATCCAACAATACTAATAATTGTCTAGATGGTTCTACTGCATCTTTTTTCCTAACAAGTCTGGAATAATCATAATATTCATCTTTTTGTCCCTTATTTAAATTATATGAATTTGTAATATCCTTATAATTTCCTAAAGTAATTGTTTCAATATCAGTAATTATATTAGATTCATCAAATGTTACTGATTCTCCAACAGAAAATCTATCATCTGTTAAATAAGAAACCTTTAAATTATTTGCTGAAGGTGATGAAACAACTCTTGCAATAGCTTGACTTGTAGCACCTATTAAATTTTCACCAATTATAGCATCTGCATCAACATTAGCAGATGCACTAAATTGAAGTTGATCTAATATAGGAGCACCAGCATTCAAGGATTCATAAACTTTCAGTACTTTTGCTACATCTGGATAATTCAAACAAATTTCTTCATCCTGAACTCTTATACCATAATATTCATTATAATTTAATCCATCAACAATAGAAGTATTAATACCAGCTCCTGATTGTTGGTATTTGGACTGTGTTATATTAATTGTTTGACTTCTATTATAAGTTTTTATTTTACTCTGAACACCATACTTGGAAAGAGTTATATTCGTAACAATAGCAGTTTTTCCATTTTCTAAACCTGTGATATTGACTTCATTAGCCGCAAGGTCGAACGTATCTTCTGTAACAGCACCTTGTTCTCCATTTGTGTAATGAACAGAATATCTATCTTGATCAAATGTAGAGAAAACTGCGCTTTGAATTCCTGTTGCTGTGGTAACATCAGAAAGATTAAAAGTAAGAACTCCAGAACCAGATGTAGTTTCAGCAGTTAATTGTTCTGAAATCGTAAACGTAGAATTGTAGAGATCTATGGAGGAAATATTTGAATCTGGAAGTGGTGCGAATAAAGTTCCTGTACCTCTTATCACTGGTCCCATAGCAAATGGAGTTACTATTGTTGATGTTGTCAATCCAGCCATTATGTCACCATCATAAACGCCAGTAACACCTGCACCAGCACCAGATGTTATTGGTCCTAATGTAATAGATAATCCATCTGTTGCAACAGCAGTTACTCTATTATAAGTTTCTGTACTAAATCCAGGTCTTTGATATGAAATAATTGTATCTGTTTTTATTCCAACAAATTGACTTCCAGTAGAAGTACAAATAAATGTACTACCAGCATTTAATGTTGGTGGAACAGTAAGTTGATTAATTCGACCAGGCATATTAAATTTCTCAAGCACCGAATCTGCTGTAAATGCTGGATATCCACTACTAGCATCTTGAGTTACTGATTTAATATTTTGAGTTCCGTAAGAAATAAATTCCTTAATAGTTCTTGAAAAATCTATTCCATTAACAAGTATTGGTTCTCCCTTGGAAAAAGTTCCAGAAGTCTGTCTTACCATAACAACAGTTGAATTATCACCAGCAGCAGTAGCATAACCACTAGCACCACTATTACTACCTTGTATAAAAGCAGTATTTGGGATGTCAGTAGAGCTTACCGAAGCATTTAAAGTTAATTTTGTATATGTTTGAATATCATATAATCTTAAATTCCATTGAGTAGCATTATCAGAATATGATGCATCAGTCAAACTGCATGAATAAACTCGCGCATCACCTATTTTAGCTCCACTATCCCCAATTTTTCTATTATATAAATCTATGGTTGCTCTTTGCTTTGCTACCCCATATGCATTATTAATCCTCAATATATTTCCCATTTCAAAGGGAATTTGCATATTAGATACTTCTTCAATATCTCTTGGCTTTTCAACATCAACAATAGTTGTACCAGACTTGGGAACTTCATATCCCCTTACATATGCTAGTCCTGGAGACATTTTAATACACATTAAATCATCAGAAGGTGTATTTTTGTCTTCTGTTTTTTCAGTCTCAAAGAATATACCATTATTACCTAATCTATCATTTAGTGAATTATGTATTGATACATCAAATTGTCGTACTGAATAATCACCAGATTCATCATACGTTCTTCCTGCTATCCAATCTCTGATTTGATTATATTGAGTTTTTACATTAAGTTTCTTGATTAATCCATCTTTAATCCGTAAAAGCTCAATAAAATTAGTATCATTGGTATCAGATAAAGATTTTTTAGATAAAGTTAAAGTGATTTTAAATCTATCAGCACCAGGAGCAGCATAATTAGTAAATCCCTTAGCATTATCGTATAAAGATGGGTCATCCTTTGCATCAATAATTAATTCATCAACCTGTAACCCGACTCTATATGAAGGAGTATTTGTATAATAATCTAAAATTAAAGTCTGTGGAGTAACACTTACAAAACATCCTCTAACAAAATAAATACTATTTCCAATATATGCTGCAGAACCAATAAATGTTGCGTTATCTGAAATTAAAGATGCAAAAGATGTTCCAGCACTAATTGTCGTATTGCCATAAGTTACATTCTCATCTGCACTCAACAATTCCCCATTTTGAAATTGATTAAATTCGAAATCGTCATCAGAATTTAAATATTTTACATATATTGTTAAATAATCAACATCAGAACTTTCTGATGCCAAAACAACTTTTTGAATTCTTGCTGTTGTTCCGGACTCTGATCCAGTTATTGTTTTACCTACAAAATTATCAATATATACTGAAATATCAATTCCAGACTGAGAAGTATTCAATTTTACAGCATAAAATTGCCCATCATACGTAAAATTACCAGGACTAACAACTGATCCTTCTTTAAATATATGACCCCCAACTGATTCTACTTGATTCTGTAAAATCGATTGTAACGTAGTTAATTCTCTTGCTTGAACAGGATATCCTGGCTTAAATAAAACTTTATAAAAATTCTTATCGGAAGAAAAATCATCATAATATGGATTAATATTTAAATTTGTTTTTTGTGCCATTTTTCTTTAAAATTCCAGAATAATTTTAACGTCTTCTTTTTGGCGAGAATCTCTTTGTACAAGAGGTCTATTATCAATGTAAATGATATCCCCCGTCTTTTTATTTATCTCTGGATCTGCAAGTCCATCTGTGAAAGTTACTCCCAAATCAATTTCTTTAGAATTAATAGTAGTTTTTATTCCTGAAAATCCAGTATCTATTGATCCTGTATATGGATTAATAGAACCACCACTAGATGTAAATGATAATACTTTAGATTTATCACTAACCTTATTAGTGTCAGTTTGGTCTACAGTATTTCCAAAATATGAAGAACGATCTTGGAAATATTTTAATACTTTAGTTGTACTATCATATGATGCTACATATCCCTGTGCATATGTGGTTCCTGTCAATGATTGTGTAATTGCAACACCAACAACTGGATCAGAAGCAACTGTATCGAGTTTAATTGCATAAACAGAAGAATATTCACTTCCAGTAAAAATAGTAGTAGTTGAAGAAAATGTAGTTGGGTTTCTTATAATACCAACTTGACTAAATTTAGTATCAACTGGAAAATCTTTAGTCGAATCATCAAATCTAGCATAAACCAATACCTTATCAGTTCCCAATTCACTGTAAATATTATATCCATGTCCTCTTGATGGAGGAATAATTGGTATCAATTCAGCTGGATCAGCAATACTTCCTGATGGTTGAACTGACCCCAAATCAACAATTGCATATGTATATCCACTACCACCAGCAGTAATTACAGCATCAGTTATGGCTCCTGTGTTATCTGTTACTATCGATACCTTTCCTCCTGTACCATCTCCAAGGATACTAACAACACCGTCCTGATACCCTGTTCCAGCATTTGAAATGTATACTGTTTTGAGTTGATTTAAATTTATATCAGAATCACCTGATTCTCTAACATTTTGAACTTGAGTATCTGTTGAAGTTGCCCAATCATTTGGAACTACAACATAGTCTGTTGAATCAAATTTTATAATATCACTCGGAGGAACGGTAAATAGATATTTCCAAACAAATCCATCTCCACTTGTTCCTGCTGCAGATGGTTCTAAATCTGTAAAGGTTGGTTCATCTTTAGATAAATTTCCTTTTAAATTGGACCCAGAAGAACCATTATGTATACAAACATAAACCCTATAATCACTATTAATTACATAGTAATTACTATCATACAATCTACTTAATTGGGAATTTGGTGCTGGATTATAACTACTATAATCATGCCGATACATATCATATCGTGTATTAGTAGTCCAAGAAACTTTTCTAATAAGTCTCCTAATATTAGCACTCGTAATTTTTTTCCCAAACATTGCAGTATCTCTATAATGAGAACTGTATTGTAAATTATCAGTTGGGTCTGGAATATTTTCGTCCCATTTACTATCTGTAGTGGTTCTACCAAAACCAGATGCGGGATTTGCAGGATTTGGAAGACCTAAAAATACATAATAAGAATTATCAGTATCCAGTACAGAATCTACAAAATTACCTGCATTTGATATTCTAAATTGATCTGTTACTACTGCAGCCATATTATTTGTTTTTTAGATATTTATAAAGATTATAGAATAGTAAATTATTCTTAAGTTACCCTTTTGGGAAGTGCTCCAGTATTTCGTATACCAATACCTCTTCTTTGAGTTCCTGCGAATGTACTTAACCCAGAATCAACTGTCAGTCCTGTGACTCCTATGGAAATTGGTGAAGTGGAATCTCTAGTAATTCCACCAAGTCTTCCCCATGAGAATTGACCTATAGGAGTGTTGCCCAAAACAGTGGCAATACCAGCTGGATTACTTGCCATTGGAACAGTAATTTCTGCATTAACCCCAGTTGTTGAAATACCAGAAACAATATAAATGTTATCCAAGAATGTAGTTCCAATACCAACTACAGCAGCATCACTTCCAGTATTATCAATTGATGTTCCACCATACCCCAAAGTAGTGTTGAAAATATAAATTGGATAATCTATTACTAAATCATCCCAATTGGAACTAGATTTATTCACAAAGAACTTAAATCCTAAAGTAGAAACTCCAATTGTTGTTGTAGTTATTCCAGTAACAATTCCAGAGAATCCCTGAATAATATCAATACTTGTCACATTTTCATAAATTGGATCTGGTAATGCTATTAAAATATTAGGAGGATTCGTTTGAGAATACCCTAAACCTACATTTGTAAGAGTAGTACCAGTAATTGAACCATTAGTAATAGTAGCAGTTGCTTCTGCAAAAGTTGAGACTCCAGCAACTTCATATTTATTTCTAACAACTGTTCCAACACCAACACCATATGGTGCCGAAATCAAAATATCAGTTGTTGCTCCAACATAACCAGAACCACCACTAACAATATTAAGTGATGCAATACTACCATCAGCAGCAACAATAGCAGTTACAGCAGCAGATACTGAATTGCTATAAGGAACAATCAAAGCACCAAAATCAGTAGCTGATGCATTAGGATAATCCCAAATACTAGTATCTTCCACAAATATATCAGTATCACTAGTTGCAACATCACTAATAACTTTTGATGTGGGGTATATTAATGATTCAATAGAATCTCTAGATTTAGCAACCAACTCTCCATTAATATATTGATCAACTTTTTGCTTTGTCCAAGAAAGTGGTTTATAATTAAGAATGTCTATTCCTCGACCACCATATAAATTAGTTTCAAATTTATCAGAATATGACAGATCAAAGACAGTTCTCTTATCTTGTGTGATTGTGTCAGAAATAGCATTATTCTTATGTACCTTTACAGTATCTCCTCTTTTTAGGGTTTGATTTATATCCGTAATTAATTGATCATCTTCCTCTTTTGTTCCCCTATAGAAGAATACTGCAATATTATCTACCGCCCTTGGTGCAGTAGTAAAGGTAAATGATGTTCCACCTTCAAATCTATATGCAACTCCAGGATCTTGGATTATCCCATTTATAACAACCAATAACGCATTAGAAAGATTTACTTGTGACCCCTCTGCTGCTTCAAAACTCAATAATTCATCATTATAATATAATGGGAATCTTACTCTTGAACCATCCTGATAATTTTTAATAGAATCAATATAATCAAATTCACCAAATTGCCATGCACCGAATGTATCAGAATAAACTTCATCAACACTCAATTCAAATTTTGATATTGGAGATATTAGATTTCTATGTGTTACTAATCCAATAGGTTCAATTATATCACCACGTTGGAAAGAATACCCATTTCTAGCAATCTTATACTCACTTATATTAAACACTTCTGAACCAACTCCTACTGTTGAAGTTCCACTAACGGCAACATCAATTAAAAGACCAGTTCCGACATCCGTACCTCCTGATAATCTTGATATTCCCCTAACTCCCAACTTTTCATAACTTGGTGCAGAAACGGATATTTCAGGATTCTTATAATCTGTTCCAGCAGTATCAATATTAAAAGTTAAAGCTCCACCACTTCCATTAGTAGATTTGCCAACATTTAGAGTAAATGTTGTAGTATTGGGTACAGATTCTACACCCATTACAGAAATACTATCCCAATGTGCTGAATCAGTTATTCTAGGATATGTGTGCACAGACTGATGAGAATCTTGAGCACATGTAAATGATAGAGATCCTGTAGCAATACCAACCCAACTATTTGCTTTCTTAATAGCATTAGATGCAGTACCACCAGCCCATGTGTGGGTAAAGTTTCCATCAGTAACTGCAGTACCAACCTGAAGTTCAAATGTATTGGTAGTTTTATTTGCAATTGTTATCCACTTATTATTAATTGGATCTGTTAATCTTGGATAACTATGATTTGTAAGATTTGAATCTTTATCACAAGTAAATGTTAATGAGTTTTCAACAATCTTAACATAGTCACCGTCACTAAATCCATGTGATGCTGAAGTAACTGTCATTATTCCTGTTGCAGGAGTATAAACAGCATCAGTTACATTTTTAGTAGTTTCTGCAGATAGACTATGAGTAGCAGTCGTAACTGTCATTATTCCTGTTGTAGGAGTATAAACAGCATTAGTTGCGGTAAGATCACCAGGAGTACCACTTAATCTCCTAATTCCATTAGATGTAGCACCTCTAAAGATGTGTGTGTTAATTCCTACTGGATGTGCTGATATAGATGCATTTTTACCACTACTTGCAGCACCAACAACAACAGAAATAGTATCATCATCAATCTTAGTAAGTGCTAAATTCACTGCTCCAGCAGCAGGATCAGTTGCTCTTGGATAATAATGAGAAGTTTTATGATTATCTCTAGAGCAAGTAAATTCTAAAGATCCCTGAACAATTTGAATATTACCACTACTTCTTCCATGACTAGGTATAGTTAAAGTCAATTTACCAGTATGTGATTCATATACTGCATTAGTGGGGGTCCATGGACCACTGGATCCAGTAATAGCATTTGTTACTGCACTTACAAATGTATGATCATATGCTTTATCTGTAATTCCTATGGATACTGAAACTTCATTATTATACCCAGAACCATATGATAAGTCCCCATACCACGAGAATACGGTCCCCTGACCCACGTAAATGTGTTCGATGGTACTTATGCCTACATCAGCACTAAACGTGTTTGCAGAGGATATTCCAGTAATATCGAATGGGAAATCATTGGTAGCATCTGGGAAAATAGTTGTAGTTACTCCAACATGTGAACTACCACAAGTAAAGTGAAGTCCGACCATCTCAACAGAATTTACAATCCCAAGTGCAAAACCATGATCTCTTGTTGTAGTAACAGTTAAGATACCAGTAGTATTATCATAAGATGCTGTACTAATCGAAAGAGGTGATCTAGTTAATGGAGATACAGTTGTTCCAACACCAACAATACCACTAATTCCACCCGTAGCATTGATTGTAGGTATTACTTGTGCTCCAATGAGTGGTGCATATCCATCTCCACCAGAAGACCCAAGAGAAACAATAACCCCACCTCTAGGAATTTGATTTTGATTTATATCAGCTGCTGATATAAAGATTTCTCCGCCAGCAGCACTACCATTTGAAGTAGTCATACCACTAAAGGTAATACTTGTTACTCCTACCGTTCCTGTATCATTAAGACTATAATTATTAATTGGATTATTATCAGTAGTTGGTGTCTGGAAAATACTATTGATGAATACTATACCATTACCACCATCAGTTCCAATTCCAGTAGTATTTGCTCCACCAACAGTAAGATCGAAAGTTCTACCTATTCCTGTAAATTGATCCGAAAGATCATCATATATTTGGTTAGTACTATAATCATTTCTTAAAAATACTCTTCCTGTGAAACCAGACTTTGCAGATGGTAGATTACTAATATCAACCAATGGAAGTTGTGGATTTCCTCTCGGAGGAGCTGTAAAATGAAGTTTATTATTAACAATATTGTAAGAACCTTTATAAATTCTAGCATCCGTAGAATCAGTATGCGCAGTTGCAGATGAACCTACAAATGCTCTGTCAACTTGAACTAAAGTTGATGCTCCTACACCAGTTATTGGTCCAATACCAGTTGATCCAAAACCAACATTAACAACTTTCATATATTCATCATCAATTCTTAAAATATCTTCTGGATTAATAGTTCCTATTCCACTTAAAGCAAATATTGTCGATGCTGTACCAATCTGTCCACCATTATTTCCAGATAATGTATGTACTAACGGAGTATAAATTAATGGATACTGTACTAATTCATCTATAGTAATAAGTACTTTTTCATTACTTTTAGACATTGCCAATTCATGAATATTTCCTTCACCAGAAGATCCAAAGGAAACATTAGTTCCTGCCATTGCATTACTTCTAGTTGTTGCAAGTTTAAAGTTATCATCATCTTCTCTAATAGCATATACAACTGAAGGGAGAGTATGACCAATACCATACGTCATTGCAGTTGATCCAACCCCAACAAAACTGGAGTTGGGAGTATATTCTAATGCCTCACCAGTTCTAAACCAATGACTGTCAATTGAAAATACTCCCGTAGAAAGATTTACTACTGAAGAATCAGAAGGATTAAATGTTTTTGCAAAAATTGGAATACCATCAGATTCTAAATCAAAATCAAGTCTATCAATTCTTGTACCATTAATTGCATTATATTGTTTTAAAGTAAGATCTTCTGTAATATTTCCATATTCCAGATTTGGTGGAATATTTAATGTATCATTTTCAGTATAGAAACATTCACTCAATGATGTGATCCTAACTTCGGATGTTATTGCAGCATCTGGATAGAATTGTAGTATAAAATTACTACCAGAATATTCAATACCAAATGTTCCGATCCCAGAAAGATAATCATCTATTGAATCACTACCAGCAGAAAGGAAAGATTCTTGTTCAATATAACCATTATAATCATTATCCTGCACTCCTAAAAGTTGATGAACAGCTCTTTGAGTAGATCCAACACTAACTTCAACTAAAGACTTAAAGCAATTAAAATATTGTTTCTCCAAACTTAATACAGATGTTGATGCAGCAGAAACTGTTGACTGATAATCTGATTGATATATTGCCGATCTTTCATTTCCTGGTGTTTGACCACTTACTTTATATCTAAATGTTCCAATACCAGCATTAGATGCAGTTTCTCCAAATCCAACTATTTTCGATTTAAGTTGAATATCATTACTTAAATCATTTGTATAATTAACATATACATTTCCGGCATTAATATTTGCACTAAATGTACCTATAGAATTTTCTGAATAAGGAACAAGACCATCAGAATCGAAATAATATTCACTCAAATAAGTATCATCACCATTATGACTAATATACAATTCAACAAAATTCATCTCACTTGTTACAGTATCAAGAACTTGAGTAGTAAGATGTAATGATGAATATTTTTCAGTAGCAACTCCTACAATAGCACTTGTTATTCCTGTGCCACCACCTGTATCTGCCGTTACAATACCACTGTAAGCAATTAAATCCACAAAACCAACAGAAGTCGTTCCAATTCCAGTTGAAGCATATCCAAAACTATGATTAATAAATTTTAAATCATAATCTGTACTATATGGATCTGCAGGAGTAAATCTTAAATAATTAGCACCTTCATCCGTTTCTAATGAATATGTTCCATAATCATCATTAATATGATCAGTAAAACCTGTACCAACATTAGCCAGATTTCCTTTCTGTAATAGGAAATGATCCGTGCCATTACCCAATATAACTAAATCTACCAGTTGAATCTTATCTAAAAATATATCAGTAATTCTCACCAATATATTGTCATAAGAAACTACATTATCCAATTCGTAGAAATTTAAATATTCAAATGGATCTCCGCCTTGATCTGAAAAAAGAGTCTCTATATTATCTATTCTTAAAACTACATTAGTCTTAGAAAGTATATAATCGGTTAATTTCTTGTTTTTTAATTTTAAAAACTTAGATTGTGATCCAACAGTATCAATATCTAAAACATCATCAAAATTATAGATCGTATCTACTCTAATTTCTTCAAGTACATCACGTACTACTGTTGTAGCATTGGAACTACCAATACCAACTGTTGCTG